ATATTCTAGGAGGAATATAACATGGCAAACACAACGTTTACAGGTGCGGTACGTTCGGAGAACGGCTTCGTCGATATAACAAAAACAGCAGCAACTGGTGCAATTACTACTAACTCAACGTTCAGTAATAATACATCAATTGGTGGAACATTAGCTACTACAGGAATATCTACATTAGCAGGCGGTCTTGATGTTGATAGCACTGGTCTTAAAATAGCTTTAACAACTAACTATGAACTAACTGGGTTATCTCCAAGATGGGCAGCTAACTTTGGTGGTCCTTTGGCAGGTCAAGATCAAATTCAATCTACATTGAATGTTCTTACTCCAGCAACTATAATGCATAGACTATTCTTAGCAATGGTCCCGGTAGCATCACAAACAGCAGTACCTACAGCAGCGCAAGCAGCTACGGTATTTGGTGGAACTGGTGTGACAGGAGCAGATGTTGCAATTGGAACAACTGGTTCTCCAGGACAAACTCCAACTGTAACTCAAAAGATTTCTAGATTAACTGGTGGTGTATCAGGAACTGTAGTAATGTCAGCAGGTGCTGATTTAGCTTCAGCTGGTGACGAAACAGTAATTCTTTTCACAGGAAATACTTTTGCTTCTTCAGGAGTTCTTAAATTTACTTTAAATGCAGCTAATGAATTAGATGCAGAGTCAGGTGAATTTATGGTTTCTGACGATGGTGGAAACATTTATGATAGAGAATCTGCTCCAACGGATGCAGATCAAATTATCATTATGACTGACACTGGCGATTGTACAATCGGCGCAGGTTCTTACACATACTTACACGCAGGAAATAATACTGACGTGATGAGTTGTAAACAGTTGTTAAATACATCTGGTGGAACTATAGCTATTACATACGGTAACTAATAATTAATTTTGTGGCTCCTTCGGGGGCCACATTAAATTTACTTAATTAAGGAGGGTAAATAAAATGGCAGATACAGTAACAGGACCAACTATTCTACAACAGAACGATAACAGAGTAGTTATTAAAATCGTAAATCAATCAGATGGTACAGGCGGAACTACAGTTTTTGGTGACGTGTCAGCATTAGCTGCTAGATCTGATGGAACCGCAGTAGCTCACTTAGGATTACTTAGAGTTTGGTATTCATGTCAAGGTGGCGACGGTGGAGACTCATTTGCAAGATTAGATGAAGAAGATGATGATGGTGATATACCTATCATTGGTTTAACAGGATCAGGCTATTGGGACTTTAGAGAATTTGGTGGAATACCAGCAGATAAATCTAATAATACAAATGAAAGTGATGTTAACTTTGTAGTGCCTGGTGCCGCAGACGATGGTAACATGTACACAGTTGTAGCAGAGTTTCAGAAAATTTATTAAGGAGTAATTGATGGCCAATACTACTTCTGGAACACACACGTTCGACAAAACTTTTGCTATTGATGAGATAGTAGAAGAAGCATACGAACGTATTGGTTCACAAGTAACTTCTGGATATCAATTAAAAACAGCAAGAAGATCTTTAAACATTCTTTTTCAAGAATGGGGAAACAGAGGTATTCACTTTTGGGAAATAGGTGAAACAAATATGGATTTGGTTGAAGGTCAATCAGATTATGATTTTTTTAGATCCGCTGCTGATGGTACAAGTGCAACAACAGTAAATAATGCTAATTCATCAGAAACTGTAATTGGTATGAGTGATATACTAGAAGCAAAATTAAGAAGTGGAATTGCTACAACATCTCAATCAGACTCATCTTTAACTAAAGTAGATAGATCAACATATGGTGGTTATGCAAACAAAAGATCTAAAAGTACGCCATCAGCTGTTTTTGTTGAAAGATTTATAGATAGAGTTAGAGTGCATGTTTATCCAACACCCGATTCCAGTAATGCATCAAAATTTATACATTTTTTTTATTTAAAAAGAATACAAGATGTTGATTCAACTTATACAGATGCAACAGACGTACCATTTAGATTTGTACCTTGTATGGTATCAGGGTTAGCTTTTTATTTAGCACAAAAATTTAATCCACAATTAGTACAACAAATGAAATTATATTATGAAGATGAATTAGCTAGAGCTTTAGCAGAAGACGGTTCTGCGTCAAGCACTCATATAACACCAAAAGTTTATTACCCAGGAACATAATGGCAAAAACAGCATCAGGAAAATTCGCAAAAGCAATATCAGATAGATCTGGATTCGAGTTTCCATATAGAGAAATGGTTACAGAATGGAATGGCTCTTTTGTTCATAGTTCAGAGTTTGAACCAAAACAACCACAACTACAACCTAAACGAGATGCTGCTGATGGTATAGCTTTACCAGGTCAAGTTAGACCAGCTAGAACAGAAAACGCTGTTGCAGTAATTTTAACACCAAACCCATTTGAAAGTATTGCAGCTTCATCTGGAATAATTAATGTATCAGAAAAATCACATGGTAGGTCAACAGGAGATACAGTAAGGTTTAGAGGAACACCATCAGTTGGTGGAGCTTTTACAGACCCTAAATCATTTGATGGAATATTAGGTTCAAATATTGCAAAGTCTGCTGGTTACTCAATAACAGTTGGTAAAAGAGATTCAAGCGGAAACATTACAAAAACAACAAATTTCTATCACTTTACTGTAGACACAAACACTGCTACAACAGGTGGTATATCAGGAGGAGGAGAGAATTGTTCGGCAGGTCCGGCAACTCTTAGCGCATAATGGCAGGATTAAGTTATACAGGTTTAGTTACAAATATTAGAAACTACACAGAGGTAGATTCTAACGTTTTAACAACGGATGTTTTAGAAAACATAATTTTAAATGCTCAATATAGAATATTTAGAGATATTCCAATTGATGCTGATAGAAAAATAGGTACAGGTAATTTTACAGCTAACACAGGCACTGTAACTGTGCCAGCAGGAGCTGTATTTGTTAGAGCAGTTCAAGTTTACACAGCAACTGGATCTACTCGTACAGGTAATAATACATATTTACAAAAAAAAGATTTAACATTTTTAGAGGAATATATTGCAGCAACTACCTCTACTGGATCACCAAAATATTATGCCATGCTAGACACAGGGGCAACTGGAGAAAGTTCATCAAATTCTGGATCTATAATTGTATCACCAACACCAAGTGATACATTTGGTTATAAGATACATTATAATGCAGCGCCTGCTACTTTAGAAACTGGTAATATAACGAACTATATTAGTATGAATTTTCCAAATGGCTTATTATATTGTTGTTTGGCTGAAACATATGCCTATTTAAAAGGACCAACAGATATGTTACAATTATATGAGCAAAAATACAAAGAAGAGGCTCAAAAATTTGCCCTTGAACAAACGGGCAGAAGAAGACGAGACGACTACACAGATGGTACAATTAGGACTAAAATTGACTCTGCATCTCCATAAACATTGGAATTTTAATAAGAAAAGGTTATAACAAACTATGGCATCGACATTTACAACACTTGGTATAGAATTAATGGCAACTGGCGAAAATGCCGGTACATGGGGAACAAAAACTAATACCAATTTAAGCATGGTTCAATCAGCTGTTGCTGGTTACGTAGAAAAATCTATTGCAGGTGGTGCACAAACCACAGCTTTAACAATTACTGACGGAGACAATACTGAATCTACATCTGTTGCTAGACAGATGGTTATTAAATTAACTGGAACAATTACAGGAAATCAAATTGTAACAGTTCCAAATTCTTTAGAAAAATTATATGTTGTTGTAAACGGTACATCTGGTTCATTCACAGTACAGTTTAAAACAGCTTCAGGATCAGGTATAACTTTTGCAGCAGCAGATAAAGGAACTAAATTTTTCTTTTCTGATGGTACAAATATAAATGAAATTATTTCATCTTCTGTTCCAGCAGACAATATTTCTACAGGAGACGCCGCATCTTCTTTTGCAACATCATCTGGGGCAGTATTAATTGATTCACAAGCAAGCACAGCTACAGTAGACGGACACACAGGTGTTACAATTCAAACTACAAGTTCTGGAGATATAACTTTAGACTCAGTTGCAGATATTGTTTTAGATGCTGATGGCGCAGATATATTTTTAAAAGATGCAGGCACAACTTATGGTAGTTTAACAAACTCTTCAGGAAATTTAATAATTAAATCTGGAACAACAACTGCTTTAACATTTAGTGGGGCTAACGCTACACTTGCTGGAGATTTAACAATTTCTGGTGACGACTTAACAATGGGAACTAACACATCAGGAGCAGCTTTAATTGGTGATGGTACTAATTTTAATCCAGTTGTTATATCGGGAGATATTTCAATCGGCACTACAGGAACAGCAGCAATAGGATCAGGAGTTATTGTTAATGCTGATGTAAATGGTTCTGCAGCAATTGCAGTTTCTAAAACAGCTTTAACAGCTGGCACAGGTATATCACTTTCAACAAACACATTAAATGTAGACGCTGCTCAAACAGGTATTACATCTTTATTAGCAACAGATATTAAAATTGGTGAAGATGATCAAACTAAAATAGATTTTGAAACAGCAGACGAAATACATTTTTATGCTGCTAACGTAGAACAGGTTTATGTTGCAGATAACATTTTTGGACCACAATCGGACAGTGATGTAGATTTAGGATCTACTGGTGTTAGATGGAAAGATGCTTTTATAGATACTATTACTACAACAGGCACAATTACTTCTGGTGGTGCAATTACTTCAAACGCTGGAGTTGTTGTAGACAACATTACAATTGATGGAACAGAAATAGATTTAAGTTCTGGTGATTTAACTATCGATGTAGCAGGAGATATTATATTAGACGCAGGTGCCGATGTAAATATACCATCAGGAATTGGTTTAACATTTGGTAACGATGGTGAAAAAATAGAGGGTGATGGAACTGATTTAACCATTGCTGGTAATAATATTAATTTAACAGCTGTAGCAGATGTTAACATACCATCTGGAGTTGGTTTAACTTTTGCAACTGCAGAAAAAATAGAATCAGACGGAACAGATTTATCTATAACTGTTGGATCAAATGGAGACATAAATATACCTGCAAACATTGGTATGACTTTTGGTAATGATGGTGAAAAAATAGAGGGCGATGGCACAGATTTAACTATTGCTGGTAATAATATTAATTTAACAGCTGTAGCAGATGTAATTATACCAAGTAATGTTGGTCTTCATTTTACTGATGCTAATGAAAAAATAGAGTCAGATGGTTCTAAATTAATTATAACATCTGGTGGTACAACATTTAATCTTCCAACTGCAGATGGATCAAATGGACAACAATTAACTACAAATGGATCAGGAACACTTAGTTTTGCTGCGGCAGAAGTGGGTTCTGTGGCTGCAGACGATATTACAGCAGGGGATTCAGCAGTTAATCTTGTTACATCTAGCGGTGCAGTTTTACTTGATTCACAAGCAAGTACAACTACAGTTGATGGTCATACAGGAGTTACAATACAATCAACAAATTCTGGAGATATAACTTTAGATTCAATAGCTGATATAGTTGTTGATGCAGCAGGCGGTAATGTAGAATTTAAAGACGCTGGTACAACACAATTAACTTTAGATATGGATGGCACAGACGGTGCTCAAGTAATTCAATTACGTGTAGACACTGATGATTTAATATTTAAACAATTTGATGGAACAACAGTATTAACTTTAGATGATGATACAACAGTTAAAGTTGCAACAGACTTAACAGTTGGTGATGATTTAAGTTTAATTACAGACTCTGCAGTATTAAAATTTGGTGCGGATGCAGATACAACATTAACGCACACAGACGGTACAGGATTAACTTTAAACTCTACAAACAAATTATGTTTCAATGACGCTAGTCAATTTATTCAAGGTGCTAGTGCAACAGTATTAGATATTGCAGCAACAGATGAGATAGAACTTACAGCTACTTTAATTGATGTAGTTGGAACATTAGCCGTTAGTGGAACTGCAACACTTGCTGGTATTCTATCTATGTCAGATGGCTCAGCAGGAGCACCGTCTATTACAAATACAGGTGATACAAACACAGGTTTATTATTTAGTGCTGCTGATAAAATGCAATTTACTTCTGGTGGTACAGCACAATTTACAATGGAAGATGGTGCAATTGTACCTGTTACAGATAATGATATTGACTTAGGAACAGCTTCTTTAGAATTTAAAAACGTTTATGTAGATGGTACAGTATTTGCTGATGCATTAGGTTTTGGTACAGTATCAATGACATTACCAACTGCCGATGGAAATGCAAATCAAATTTTAATTACAGATGGCTCTGGTGCTTTATCTTTCACAGATAACTCTGGAGGTACATCTTGGCAAGGAGTTAAAACATCAAATTATACAGCGTCAGCTGGAGAAGGTATTTTTGCAAATACAACATCAGCTTCGTTTACAGTTACATTACCAGCGTCACCATCAATAGGTGATGAAGTTTCAATTAAAGATTATGCAGGTACATTTGATACAAATGCACTTACAATAGGAAGAAATTCACAACCCATAGAAGGCGTAGCTGCAGACTT